CCCGTCGTGTTTGTCGCCCAATCAAGCACTGCTATAGCAGGTGTTGCTGATGTGCTATCACTAATTTCTGGAGATATACATGCAATACAGTCTCTACGACCATCAGCAATAGCGACTAACATATTACCTACGGTTTGAGTAACCGCACCGCCAATAAGGAAATCAATTTCGACCGATGCACTATCGCTAAACTTTTGATATGCAGTAGTAATATTGCCAGCGGTTGGAGCGCTATCATCAACACCGCCAGTAAAGTCTACAGTAATAGCTGCAGTGTGGGTGTCCATTGCACCGCTAACGGCACTTGATGCACTACCTACTTGTGTAAGTTCAGTTGAATTGTGACCAGCCCACCAAACCCAGCGAGATTGGTTATTAATTACATTTTTGTAGAATACAGTTTCACCTGTGCCGCCCTTAGCATCAGATAACTGAGACACATGTGGAAATCTTTCAATAACACTTCCAGCTGTACCTGTTATAGCACCACTTGAATCAACAAGTGCAATGTGCATCTCGTCTCCAGTGATTGAACGTGCATTTGCAAACGCTGATGTTCCTGGAGCGAAATCGAATCCTGCTTTATATGACCATGTAGCAAATGCCGAGCCGGCAGGACATACTGAAACCTTGATAGCATTACCTATTGCTCCAGGGTATTTTGCAATAAATGTTGCACCAGTTGGAAATGATGACAAAAGATCATGTGCTGCTTTATTTTGAATAGAGATGTTAGTGCTAGAACCATTATCTGCGTTCTTTTGAGCTGCTCCTTCTGTACGCACTACTCTAAGAGATTGAGCATATAAAAGAAATATAGATGCGCTCGTGAATGTTGAATTAGTTAATAGATCCGGAGATCCAAATGATGCAACAAGTTCTGTTTCAGAACCTACTGTTACGATGTCGTTGACAGGACCCCAGTTAAAAGCACCAGCAATTGCGCCGGTTGACGTTGACACGCCGGGTACTGAATTAGAAGCATCGATTTCTTTTGACTGTACGCCAGGGGAAACTAAAAATGCCATGATCTTTCCTCATTATTTATTTTATATGGTTTCATTATATGGTTCATTATATGAATTAACTCAATCTTGATACTATTTATACTTAAACCATATTCACCTATGTTATTCTAAATTCCACAATGTCCCGCCAAGCATTTCTTGTGTTGGCTCATCATCGCGGTTACTAGGTATCACACCAAATGGCACTAAATCATTCTCTATTTCTAATGATCTTTCTGCATACAACATGTTCTTTATATCGATATTAGTCATTTCTTGGAAGAATGGTGTGGATGTGTACCAACCAAACATAACTAAATTCATTACAAGATCGTCGTGCATTCCAGGTAATGCTTCGTATGAAGCTCCTCTTGCAGAAAATGCTGATAGCTCACGTATAGTTTCAGCGTCATTAATAACAATTTTACCCTGCTCTATTAAATCTTTCATATTAGAGCAACCGATTCTTTTGACCTTCTTGGTCATTGTGACACCTACACCACCAGCTTTAACAGCGCTTTCTACGTGTACATTCTCATATTCTAAATCGTAATATAATCCATTACATACAACGTCACCAGACGCGTTATTTTCAATGACAACATATGCATCGTTAAATGTCTTTCCGTATTTATATATAATATCCGGAAATAGTAGAGGTGACATCATATTATTTCTATATGTTGCCACTTGAATGAATGGCTCTACGCTAATATCTATAACGTTAAAAGTAGAGTAATCCTGACCTCTTCCCTTTGCTACGTCGACAAACATTAAATAATTGTGGTCTTCTATTGGTTTCTTATAGAGATTAACACCATTCTGAGTATATAATGGTTCAATTGACACAAGGCTCATTAACTTATTTGCATCAATTAGAGTATTACCAGACGATATGACTTGGTTACCAAACTCTTGATCGAACTGCATTTGTGAAGTGTTTGCTATAGTCTCAGCCTTCCATGCTTCATCACGTCCAGGAACGTCCCACCAATCTACTTGGAATGGTTTAAAATTATTTGTACTCTGTACTGCACCTTCCCATAATTTATGGAATACATTAGCTACACCATTTCGTGTCGATGTAATAATAACCTTAGTGTTCTTACCGGATGAAATTACAGGGTATGTAGAGGTATAAAATTCAGCGTCATTCTCCACAAATGCAAACTCATCTAAGAATAATAAGTTAATAGACATACCACGAATAGATGAACCTGATGTAGCAGATGCAATAATACGAGAGTTATTACTAAATTCAATAGAACCTTTGTTGAGTGCCTTACAACCAGGTTGAAGAAAGAATGGAAGATTTTCTAACATAAGAGTGATACGAGATAACATTTCTCGTGAAGTAGCACCTTTGTTAGCAAGAATAGCTATCGTTTGTTCTGAATGGAATACTGCATACCATAATATATACGCAACGGATGATATACTTTTTCCAGACTGTCTACACGCAAGTACAATAGAGAATCTATTATCATTAAAATGATTAAACATTTTCTCTTGATAATCGTACAACTGGAATGGAACTAAACCTTCATCCAGGTTTATTACTTTAAGATATGTCACAGCAAAGTATACCGGATCACGCATACACTTCTGGTATTCAAATATAGTCTCTTTATCCCATCCTTGAGAAACCCCATCACGCTTAATTAGTGGGTTACCTAGATAAGTTTCAATCCTTTGAGTCATCTACAACCTCTTTTTCAGTAGGCTCTGATGATAATAACCTTTGAAGTTCAGTAGTAGATCCTACAAATAGATTATTATTCACAGTACCACTACCTATAGCAGCGATACTTTTATTATCTTGAAGATCCTTCTTGACCTTCTGCAGCGTGATTATCTTCTCGTTAACGTCAGCCACGTCTTTGATAAGTCTTCCAAGAACTTCGAACGATCTTGGGTTATCAGATTCAGTTGCCAGTTCAAGCATAGCCTCAATTGCTTCAGATCCTCTATCCACTAACTCATAATACTTAGCCCGAGAATAATTATAATCTGCATCAACATCAAGACTGTTCTTATCAGTCGTCACCTTCGAAGAAATTATAGGTTTCTGTGTATCCATAAACATCATTAACTCCTGCATCAACTGGATTTGTTGTAGTATTTACTCGTTCCAGATATAGGTCTGAACCAGTTCTATTAATATCTGTTTTAGTAGTACGTATCGTAGCTTGTTCACCATCGACAGGGCCATAGAAGTTGGTTTTAATATCAAAGTCAAGTGTATAAATTATGACACGTCTCTGAGTAAAATCACCCTCATACTCATCAGACATATTAACACCAGTTAAAGTAATAGGCATATCAGTTTTGATTGCCTCACTTCCAGGAATATTTTTAATAGTCACTGTATAAGATGGTTGGAAGTATGGAATGATTTGCTCAATAATCTGAAGTCCATCATCCTGAGTCTTCGCCATTATATTTAACTGCATACCAATGGTATACGGAGCAGCAACATACACACCAATTTTCTTATTAAGCGTGGTTGATGCTACTGAAAACTTTGTTGTTTTCGCTAACTGTCGAGCCGGATCATATGCCATTGAAGTAATTTCAAAGCTCATGCGTGGTAACTTAATACCCATTGAAGTATCATTTAACTTAGGAGATTCTTCTAATCTAGCTAAGAACTTCTGACGAGGTCCATAGGCAAGAGGTACCTTCATTTGATCTTTAGTAGCACCTGCAGAATCTTTTCGAATAACAAATATATCATTAAATATAGTACCAAATACCGATACAGTTCTTCGAATTGTTTGATGATAAAAGTGTCCATTAGTAAGCATTATATCTCTCCGAATGGATTAGTTTCATTAAAGTCCAATATATCAGTACGAAGAGTGTCAAACGTATCATTCTTATTGAATGGATCACCTTGGTCTTCAGATACAGAAACTACATTCCATGAAGCTGCAGATGCCATTCCAACAACAGGAAGAGCTAATGCAAATTCGGTGTATTTATTAGTTGATGCTCTAACATGACTGAGATACAAGTATCTATTAGCAGGTAATGTTCCTGCTGTAACTTGAGCAACTTCAGCGGTTATGACCGTACCAGTACCTAATGTCTGTGTTACCGTCTCTTGTACTGTAAACGATGTACCGTTACTACCATCTATTAACAACTTATAAGCGAATGCAAAGTCGTCATCTAGCTTGTCAATCTCGGCGTAACCAGTTTTAAGATTCTCGCCAGCATATTCAAACTTCTCAATTTGTAGCTTATATGTAGGCCACTGAGCTAATTGATAAAAAGGCTGTTCGTGTTCAACGTGTGCGATTTCAAAAAGACTATTCGATAATGGAAGATATATTAAATCACCTTCACTAGGTCTATCGTTATTGATAAAGTTATTAGAATAACTGGTTAGCTTTTCCCAACGTAACTTTGATACTATCAATGTAGCTTGGTCTCTAATCTCAACGCCGAATTTAGAGAATAGATCTCCTTCGCCGCCAAAACCTTCTGCGTTATCAAGATACATTTCTATGTTAT